ATTAACAAGTGCTCCAACTCTGTTTAATGTTTCTAAAGACATACTTAAAATACATGTAGATAGTAATGGAGTCCCAGGATCTGAGCCTGCACTTAGCTTTAAACTATTTGAAGGAAGTATACATAGATCAGATGCCGATACCACTACAATAAAAGGACTCTCAGATACAGATAGAGAAAAAATAGAAATATATTTTGATTCTAAAAGACAAAGAGTAGGAGGAGTACTTACTTTTCCTAACTTCCCTAGCACTAGTAACATACTATACATTGGGGTGCAGGGATCTAATGATTTACGTAAAGCTGTAGATTCTAAAATATATTCTATTGAAACTAACCAAGTATTTACTACAGATGAAGACGGTATTGTAACATCTATTACATAATAAACTAAATTAACATATATTTATATAAAACACAATAACACAAAATGGGATACTTAGACAATTCAATTGTGACGGTGGACGCAATCCTAACGAAAAAAGGTAGAGAACTGTTAGCTAGAGGGGACGGTTCTTTTAAAATCACTCAATTTGCTTTGGCAGATGATGAGATTGATTACACCTTATACAATCCACTACATCCCTCTGGTTCTGCACTCTATGGAGAAGCTATCGAAAACTTACCGTTATTAGAGGCTTTCCCAGACGAGACTCAAATTATGAAATATAAACTTACGACTTTACCTAGAGGTACTTCCAAATTACCGATTCTAGATTTAGGAGTAACTTCTGTTTCATTAAGACAAGGAGCTTCAGTAGCTATTACCCCTCAGACATTAAACTACTTAGGAGCAACTTCGATTTTTGAAACTCAAGGGTACACTGCTACTATAGCAGATGTTAGAACACTTAACTCTTTCACAGGAGTAGGTATTAATACAGATGAAGCAGAAAGACTAAACACAGGTACAACTATTGGTACAAACGTATCAAAAACTGTACTTGGAACAACTATTAACCTAGTAGCTACATCAGTTAACACTCTATTTGGAACTAATACTAAATTACAGACCACACTTACAGTAATTGGTAGAGGATCAGGAGCTAGATTAACCATTCCAGTAACTATTACTAAAACTAACTAATCATGTCATATAAAAGATTCGATGCAGAAGATGTTGTAGTTAGTGCTGAATCGGTAACTACGCCAGTATGGTCCGGCCAAAATACAACATTAAATACATTTTTTACCTCTTCTACACAGGTAGGGGGTACATCTGCTGACTACTACTACGATATATATCAAACCGCTTCTACTGATACATCAGCTAGAGTTCAGTTCTCGGTAGCGTATGCAGACAAACAAGGAAGTGGTTCACTTTATTTTAACACTTCAGTACCAGGAAAATCTCCTTCTTCTACAATCTATGGTCAATATAGAAACCTAGTTTTAGGAACTGAAGAAGACGATTTTACATTCGGTACAACAACAGCTGAGCATTTTTATGTTATATCAATCGATAGAGCAAGATATAAAGAAAAACTTCTACCAGGTAGCTTAACATTACAGCTAAACAATAGCTCTTCAGGAGACTTTTTATCATTAACAGATAATAGTAACCAAGTATCTACTGTTACCTATACAGATGCAGGAAGAGTTTATGAACTTATTACCGGATCTTTAGGAACTAAATCAGGGGCAGCTCTAAATGATAACGGATATACAGACGGTTCAGGTTCATACGGTAAACTATTACCAGATATTGGAGTTATTATACTTAACGGTAAAGCATTAGATGCTTCTGCTGCTGCAGGCGGGTTAAACCTTAATATTAACAGAGCTGCTAATACAGCTTCTTTGAATAATAGAAAAATCTATAATGCGTTAAATTATAGCGGTAGCTTTAGAATACAGTCAGAAGAGACTATAACTTCTAACTTTGTATTTGTAAGAGCAAGAAACTCTGAGTTTAACTATTCTACTAACCCATCGTTAATTACAGGTTCAGGTGAATTGAGACATAATGTGATGATTAACACTCCTCAAGCCTTTATTACATCTGTTGGACTATATAACGATAATAATGATCTACTTGCTGTTGCAAAACTATCTAGACCTCTATTGAAGGACTTTACAAAAGAAAGTTTAGTGCGTATTAAGTTAGATTACTAAAATGAATGAGCGCTTACAAGAAACTAAACCGTCAAGATGTTTATGTATCTGATTACTCTGCTAAAAAGCAGTGGTATGCATCAGGTAGTAGCTTAGATACATACGGTCTAGAAGTTTTAAGAGGTTTTTCAGGATCTACCCCAGGCTATCCTTACCCTACTGATTATCTTAATAATAGGTATCAGAAGTTAGTATTCGATAGTGTATTTCACAATTACTATTCAGGGAGCAATAAACTAGGTACATACTCTGGTTCCTATGATCTCTCTCTACAGACTACCTTAACCCTTACTGGGTCTAGAAGTAGCAGCTGTGAAGTAGGTGTAATATCTATACCTAGAGATGCTTATGGTACACATTTAGAACCGGGAACTATAGTATTAAAACCTTTTTTTGAAGAGCAAGATAAATATTGGGATGAAGGGTACGCAAGAGCTGATAATTTTGCTGACGATTATGTAGAAGACCTAGAACATTGGTATGGGACTATTCCTATCGATTTAGATGATTATTTAGTTGATGAAGGAGAGTACGTAATTGAAACTGGTAGTCAATACGTAGAAAGAGATGAAAGTATATTATTTGAAAGATATGAAATTGTCGACGATGGAGAAGGAAGATTAGTTTTATCAGGCTCAACATTACCGTACACAAAGACAGAAAGAGTAGTAGGAGATGTAATTTATAACCAAGGACAAATTATAATTACAGACGACCATGCAGCTAGATATTATTCAACTTATGCTAGGCCAATAGTGCACTGGAAATCAAACCTACCTATTTATACATATAACGTTCACTGTACTGTGAAGGAAGCTGAGATGAATTTCACTTATAATCCTTCAGCAATTACAGGTTCGGATAATACCATAAGGAATAATATAACAGGTAGTCATTTTAGACCTTATGTAACAACCGTTGGACTATACAACGATGCAAACGAGTTAATAGCCGTTGCAAAGACAAATAGACCAATACCAAAATCGGAAAATGTAGATATGACGTTTGTCGTAAAATTAGATTTATAATGGCAATAAAGTTTAGAGCAGATAAAGGCACCCCATTAACGTACGCTGAGTTAGATAATAACTTTGGAGCCTACTTCTATTCAGCTTCTTCTAACGGACAGACACTTACTTTATACTACCCTAGTAGTTCACAAGTTCCTGTTAATAGCGGTTCAGTTGAAATTAGTTTAGTTAAAGGATTACAAAATGCTGGAGTTAATAGAAGACTTGCAGTGTTTACTGGTTCTTCTGCCTTATCGTCAAGTCAAGGAATTATTTTAGACGAAAATAATAACTTAGGTATTGGAGTAAATGAAAATAATGACTTACCATTGTCATATAAATTAATGGTATCTGGTTCTATTAAAGCATCTGGTACAGTTGTACAAGGATCAGATTTAAGATTAAAAGAAGATATTAGACCTATTGATAATGCTTTAAGTAGAGTTAATAATATCGACGGAGTATACTTTACTTACAAAGATACAAAAGAAAAGAGTATTGGAGTTATTGCACAAGAAATACAGAAAATACTACCAGAAGTTGTATCAGAAGATAATAATGGCTATCTTAGTGTGAACTACAGTGGTATCGTTCCTGTATTGGTCGAGGCTATTAGAGAACAGAGTAGCATTATATCCGATTTAGAAGAGAGATTATCTAAATTAGAAAATAAATAAGATGCCAGATAGTAAAATTACATTAAGAACGGTAAAAGGATCAGGGCTAACCCATGCCGAAATGGATCAGAACTTCCAGGAGTTGTTCTATTCAGCATCTTCTACCAATTCAGAACTTAAGCTTTTCAGATCACAATCTGACGCTCCTTTCGTTGCTGTAGAGTTCCCTACTCCTAAAGCAGATAAATACGCTGTACAGCTAAAAGAAGGTACAGGGTCTATTGCCGCTCAAATTACATTTACTGGTTCAAATAATTTTAAATTTGATTACGATAACAACTACTTAATCGTAACAGGATCACATTACCATAAAGGAGATATGGTAGTTGACGGTAGAATGACCGCTAAGGTATTCCAGTCACAGACAATTATATCTTCTACTTCTACAGGTTCAACTTCATTCGGAGACACCTTAGACGATAATCACATACTAACAGGATCACAACATATCTCTGGTTCATCTACACTAGTAGGTGTTCTCGGTATAACAGGTTGGTCTGATGTTTCTGCTTCTTTAGGACATTTATATGAATTTAGCTCTTCATTAGATAGATTTTATGCTACTGATGCTGACTTAGAAGCATCAAGATCTATAGATAGCGCTTCTTATCTTGCAGATAGGGTAGCAAGAGTATCTGCTCTTTCTGCCTCATCTCATACGCATAGAGATGTTTTATACAACTATAACTCAAGCTCAATACAAGCTCTATCACAATCTGCTCATACTCAAAGAGTACATTTATGGAACTCAGCTTCAGTACTAGATAACGCTGTATCACAATCTGCCTCAGGCTCTATTACAGAACTATCACAATCAGCCCACGCTCAAAGAGTAAGCATTTCAGGCTCAGCCCATAGTCAAAGAATAAGTATCTCAGGTAGTTTTGATACTACGATAAGTAACTTATCTTCAAGTATACATAATGAGTTTCTTAAAGACACTACCGATACATTTACAGGAACGTTAACTGTTGCCGGTAATGTAGACTCTAATGATGTAACAATAGACGGATGGGGGAGTATTTCTGCTTCATTAGCACAAATATCTTCTTCAGCAAGCGGTAGCCAACTAAACATTGCCAACAACGCTAATAATAGATTAGTAACTGCACAAGGTACAGACTACCTAAACGCTGAAGCTAACTTAACATTTGATGGAACTCATTTAACTGTTGGTGGTACTTCCTTAACTAACTATACCCCTACATCTCATGTTGGTTTAGCAACTCTAGTTGGAGGTACACAATCTGGTTCGTTAATTGAAGCATATGAAGGTGGACATTTTGTTGTAGGTATTAGAGATAATTCGACTGACGGGTATGATAGCTTTGCAGTTGTTTCTGGAGATGGAGGATACTATTCAGGTAATCAATATACGAAACTAGCATTTAGAGTATCCGGTTCAGGAGATACATTAGTAGGCGGTAACCTAACAGTACAAGACAACCTATTTGTTACTGGTTCAATCGATGCTACAGCCGATATTACAGCTTATTTTTCTTCTGATAGTAGACTTAAAGACAACGTTACACCTATAGCTGATGCATTAGGTAAAATAAATCAAATTGGAGGATATGAATTTGACTGGAATGATAATTCTGAGCATAGCGGTCACGATGTTGGTGTTATCGCTCAAGAATTGCAAAAAGTGCTGCCAGAAGTAGTTACCCAAAGAGACAACGGGTACTTGGCTGTACGTTATGAAAAAATTGTCGCGTTATTGATTCAAGCTGTTAAAGAACAGCAGTTACAAATCAATGAGCTGAAGTCAAAGCTCTAGCGACCAAAACCAAAACACATGGATATGACTCAACCTACCTGGACTTACCAGGGTAGGATCTTCAATAATATTAATGACTTCCCAGAAGATACTTATGGATTTATCTATGAGGTAACCCATAAACCTACCGGCCAAAAGTATATTGGTAAAAAAGTCCTACGCTTTGAGCGTAACAAAAGACTCGGTAAACGAGCACTTGAAGCTTTACGTGAAGAACGAAAAGCACAAGGAATAGGAGGAAGACTTCCTCTTAAACAATTAGTAGTAACAGAATCAGATTGGAAAGAATACTACGGTTCACATCCAACAATTATAAAGCATGTAAAAGAGTCTAATGATTTAAGACAAGATTTTGAACGTAGAATTTTAGAATTTGTTTCCAATAAGAAGCTTTTAACATATTATGAGTGCAAGCACCTATTTATAAATGACGTCCTAGAGACACATAATCATCAATTTATAAATGATAATATACTAGGAAAATTTTATAGAAAAGACTTTAACAATGATTAAACTAAAAGACATTATCGGCTACCCATCACTACAGTACCATGTAGACAATGGTCTCTCTTTACATGAGCATGTCTACCGTTATTCTAGCGATGCCTTTATACAATTATTCAAAGAAGCAAGAGAAGCGCATAGAAACGGGGATATAGACCTTAACGAAGAAGATATTGAACTTTTAGAAACAACTGATATCGGAGAATATGGAGACTACAATGGAATGAGGGTTCCTTTAGATCTTCCGATGGTATCAAAAAAATATAATCCATTATTCGAAATTGGTTCACTTATTGACGAAATGATTGAGAACGAGGATACAATTGATGAAGCATCTTCTATTGAGGAGATGATAGACTTTGATATGATCAAAGAGCTAGTAGAGTCAATTGGTGGCCAGATCGATATGGACAAATTTAGAAAAGCAGTAGCACTTAATAACGAATCATTTGATTATAATGGTTTTGATTTATTAAAAGCTTCTGTTGGGTATATGAATGAGGCTGAATATCAAGGTAAAAAAGTACAGCTCAACAAACCTAAGCGTGGAGGTTCTAAAAAGTTCTACGTTTACGTAAAGAATCCTAAGACAGGAAATGTAAAAAAAGTATCATTTGGTGATACTGGACTTTCAGTTAAAATCAAAAAGAAAGGAGCTCGTGCTTCATTTGCTGCACGTCATAAATGTGCATCTAAAAAAGATAAAACAAAAGCAGGATACTGGTCTTGTAATATAGGTCGCTACTGGAAGTCATTAGGCGGTGGATCTAACTTCTCAGGATACTGGTAGATACACACCTTAATTAGTTATATGAACAGAGACTTTTTCCACCAACAACAGAACGTTAGAAACGCTTACTGTATGCCACAGTCTAAGCCCTTCGTCTTAGAGGCATGCTTTGAAATCTTAAATATTTTCGAACCTAAAAATTTTCTTGAATTAGGATTCGGTAATGGAGATTGGTCACTAATGCACTCAGATTGTTTTTCTCATAAAACCTATTCTAATCAAGTTGGGTATTATGGAATAGATAATTTTGAACTTTGTACTAGAGAAGGTACACATGAGTGGTATACGTGGGCTAGAAACATAGAAGAGCTTAGAAGAAGAATTGAGACCTGGAAATATATGACAGGTGTTAAAAGCAGCTTTTACCCAGCAAATGGGGATATATTAAACGACTTAACCGACATACTCGATAGTTTCAACACTAGGTTTGACTGTATTAGACTAGACTGTCTATGCAACGAAGTATCGAATATAGAGAAAGTACTAAACATAGCATTAAACTACGCTGACGATAAGTTTATCTTACTTATGGATGATTGCGGTTTAGCTCAATGCCCTCAAAGATTTGCAGCAGCTATTAATTTAGTAAAAGAAGGTAAGATTGTACCCCTATGGATATCGGATGATGAATTAGGTTTTGTAAATCCTGAATTTGATGTAGAAAGCTTTATTGCTTCCTTTCGTCAAAACCATCAAGGTACTCTATATTCTTTTGAAGATAGACATTTTGAATTTATCGAAGGATATATATTTCCTATAATTAACACTAGACAGAAATATGACCTATAGACCGTATAGTGAAATAAAAGAAGACGGTTATATTATTAGAGAGTTTTCTCAAAGTATACCTACCTTAGAACTTGTTTGGCATAGAGATAAAGAAGATCGTATAGTTCAGGCTACTCATGAAACCGATTGGCAAGTTCAACTAGATAATGAAATCCCACAGAGGTTATCAAAAAACAAACTATTTATACCAAAGAAAACATATCACCGATTAATAAAAGGAACAGGTGATTTAGTTGTAAAGATATGGCAAAAGGAATAACTTTAGGTAACTATTATGAGAAGCCTAAATCAAGCAGACCAGGGGTACATGCAAAGAGTAAGAGTTCAAAAAATAAGAATTCTAAGAACTATGTAAAACCCTATAGAGGACAAGGAAAATGAAACTATCAGATATCATACTTAACGAAGAATCAGGACCTAGACAAAAAACAGTTGACCTAAACACACTTAGCTTCGACTTACTTTTATCTATGTTTGGTAAAAAGCCAATGTTTGGATTTAGCTTACCTAACCCTGATGATTCTTCAAGACAGGTATTTGATCAAGATTCATTAGATAGTTGGAAAGCAGGCATTGAAAAGAAATACGGAAACGTAAATATAAGAATAGATGTAGAAGCAAGCTCTCCTTGGGAAAAAATTCAAGTTCTAGATGATAAATTTAGAGCAGACAAAAAACAATATACCAGTGCAAAAGGTGCTTGGTTAGATAAAGAGAGACAAGCCGGAAGAACTTCTGGATTAGATTAATAGAATATGAAGTTATCAAAAATCATATTAGAGAATAATAAGTATGTTGTACGTGAGCAACTGGATCTTTCTGACTACGATGTCGAAAGATTAACAGAAGCAATTGCAACAAAGCTTAATGATTATCTTGATATTGATAATAAGGACCTTTTACATAAAGCTGTTAAAGGAGCACTACAAGAACTAATTCAATAATTAGTTGCTCGTATGAATAAAAGTTCTTATCTTATCTATTAAGATACGGACTGGTTAT